CTGCAGTCTACCACTGCCAGCGCCGTTGCAGCGACTGTGAGCGCCGCCCAGCAGCACATCGAGCTGATCGCGCGCGTCTTTGCCGAGACTGGCATGAAGCGTTTGTATCAGATCGTGCTGCACTTGATCACCACGCATCAGGATGCGCCGCGCATGGTTCGCTTGCTCAATAAATTTGTGCCGATAGACCCAAGGGCGTGGAATAGTAAGATGGATGTGTCGATCAATGTTGCTTTGGGCCGTGGCACAGACACAGAGCGCATGATGATGCTTCGCCAAATTGGCGAAATGCAGAAGGATGCTATGAAGACAATGGGGCCGCAAAATCCGCTAACCGACATCACCAAGCTTAGCAACACGCTAAAATCAATGACAGAGTTGGCCGGCTTCAAGGACACATCTCAATTCTGGAGCAACCCTGCAGAGTTTAGACCACCGCCAAAGCAGGAAAAGCCAGACGTCAACGAGATGCTGATACAAGTGCAGATCCAAGACATCCAAGCAGACATTCAGAAAAAAGCCGCGCAGTTGCAGCTTGATCGTGAAAAGATGCAGATGGAGGATGACCGCAAGCGTGACGAGCTTGAGGCTGAGCTGTTTGTAAAGGCCGAAGAGATGAAGGCCAAATATGGCGCGCAGCTTAACGTCGAGCAGATCCGGTCTGATCTGGCTATCAACCGCGAGGTTCTCAAGGCGCAGGCAGACGTGATCAAGGAGGGCGCGCGTGAAGACTAAGCAGCAAATAATCGATGATGGCAATGCTGCCGACCGATTGCTGAAAGACACCGATCTGGTGAGGTTTTTCGCCGAGATTGAACAAGATTGCTGGGGCGAGTTTAAGGCGACTGGCACCGGCGATGCAGAAGGCCGAGAGGCCATCTATATGAAACTGCGCGGGGTTGATCTGGTTCAGAGATCCCTGCGTGCCATGGTTGACAACGCGACTATTGAAAAAAAGCAAAAATAGACGCATAATTAAGGAGATTGACGCAAATGTCAGATAGCAACACCCCGCAAGGGATTGGGCTGACCGACGCGCAAAATGCAATCAGTGCAATGTTTGCACCCCAAGGGGACAATGCAGAAGCGACTGATGCGCTAGAGACCGAAGCTGAAGAGCAATCCGAAGCTGAAGTCGAAATGGCTGATGATGAGATTGACAATTCACCTGTCGAAGGATCTGAGGTCGAGCTTGATGACGAGGATGACGCCGACAATTCTGGCGACCAATCCTTCGACATACTGTCCGCGAAAGTGGAGGTAGACGGCGAAGAGATTACGGTCGAAGATTTGAAAAGCGGACATTTAAGGCACCGAGACTATACCCGCAAAACGCAGGAGCTGGCTGAGATGCGCAAGTCGTATGCAGCGGAAGCCGAAGCGATTGAGCAGGAGCGTGCGCAATATGCTCAACTATTGCCGGCCCTAAGCCAGCAAATTGAGCAATCGGTACAAGAAGAGCCTGACTGGGATACACTGTATGACACAGACCCCGCGATGGCAGCGAAAGCAGAGCGACAATGGCGAAAGCAACAAGAGCAAAAGCAAGCTCAATTGCACGCGGTTAGAGCCGAGCAGGCCCGACTGCAGGATCTTCAACAGAAGAAAATGCAGCAAATGGAACAAGAATATTTGGAGCAACAGCGCACGGCGCTGCCGGATATTATCCCAGAGTGGCGTGACCAAAAGGTTGCATCCACAGAAGCTGGGCAAATTCGTGATTTTCTTCTTAACGAAGGATTTAGCGAGCAGGATGTTCAAGGGTTAAAAAACGCAACGTTGGTTAAACTGGCGAGGAAAGCCATGCTTTACGATAGAGGCGAAACGCGTGCTAATGAGGCTAAAGTGAAGCCGAAGAAAGCGCGTTCCAAAACGTTAAAAGCAGGATCTCGCGGTTCAGTGCCAAAGCCGAAAACTGTGCAGCAAGCGCATATACAAACCGCGCATCAGACTGGCCGTGTGCGAGACGCAGCGGCTGCAATTAAAACATTGCTGTAATGGAGAAATAAAATGGCAATCGTAGCAAACACCTTTACGTCTTTTGACGCAAAAGGCATCAGAGAAGAGTTAAGTAATATCATTGCCTCTATCTCGCCCGAAGAGGTGCCTTTCCAAAGTAACGTTGGTTCAGAAAACGTATCAAACACGTTTTTTGAGTGGCAGACAGATTCACTGGCTGCAACCAGCACAACAGCCGTAATTGACGGTGACGATGTGGCGTCTTTCGACAGCACATCAGCGACTACGCGTATCGGAAACTATACGCACATTCGCCGTCGTACATTGATCGTTGCGGACAACTTGGGCTCGCAGGATTTGGCCGGCAGAAACGACGAATTAAGCTACCAGCTCGCAAAGCGCGGCAAAGAGCTTCGTCGTGATGTAGAAGCAGTTTTAACCGACAACAATGCCCGCGTGGCAGGGAGCTCATCCACAGCTCGCGAAACCGCTGGCTTGGGTGCGTGGATTGCGACTAACACCAACAAGGCTGGTGACGGTACAGATCCGACAGCGGCTGACGGTTCAGACGCTCGTAACGACGGAACGCAGCGCGACTTGACCGAAGCGATGGTCAAGGACGTGATGCAGAAGGCGTTTGTGTCTGGCGGCAACCCATCAATCCTGATGGTTGGCCCACACAACAAGACTGTTGTGTCAGGCTTTGCCGGTATTGCTGCTCAGCGTTACATGGCACCAAGCGACAGCCCAACCACAATTATTGGTGCGGCTGACGTGTATATGTCAGACTTTGGTACACTTCAGGTTGTGCCAAACCGCTTCCAGCGTGAGCGTGACGCCTTTGTATTAGACCCAGAATATGCATCAGTATGCTATCTGCGTCCGATCCAAGCGGTTGATCTCGCCAAAACTGGTGACGCCGAGAAGAAGATGATGATCTGCGAGTTTGGCTTGAAAGTGTCAAACGAAGCGGCTCACGGCGGCGTGTTCGATCTGAACGTATCGTGACAATGAGGGGGCGGCGCTTAGCCGCCCCTTTACCACAGGAGGGGTTATGAAGAGACTGTTTAGCCAAGACGCAGCAACCGGCATTACCAAATACTGGCACGTCACCGGCAAGGGCGAATATGTGGTGGAGACTGTTCAAGACAGCCAGCATATCGCAGAAAGCAACAAGCGGGCTTATAACGAAACTGACGGCAAATTTGGTGATATGGCGCGGGTGGCGTCAATACCAATTTCAGTGTATTATCAGCTCAAGAGCCAAGGCATTGCGGACGATCCGAAGCGTTTGAAGAAATGGCTTAACGATAGAGACAACCGCGTCTTCCGGACAAGAGCCGGCACGCTTTAAGGATAGCAGATGGCCATCACAACATATGCTGAGCTAAAAACGAACATCGCAGACTTTTTAAATCGCAGCGATTTAACAAGCGTTATTCCGACGTTCATATCGCTGGCGGAGGTGGATCTTGACCGCAAGGTCAGGCACTGGCGTATGGAAAAAAGATCCACGACCACGCTTGATACGCAGTACAGCCAGTTTCCGCAGGATTTCTTAGAGCCCATCCGGCTTAGCCTGACCACAGGAAACACAAGCCGGTTGGAGCTTTTGAGCCAAGCGCAGATGATGGAGCAGCGTGAGCTGAATAGAAATAACACGGGCACGCCACGCTTTTACGCCATCACCGATGGGTCAATAGAGGTTTTCCCGACGCCAGATTCCGACACAATCATTCTGGAAATGGTGTATTACGCTCGCACTGAAGCTTTGAGCGACAGCAACACCACCAATTGGTTACTAACTTACTACCCCGACGCTCTGCTATATGGCGCGTTGGTTCACAGCGCCCCGTATTTAGCGGACGACCCCAGAACACAGGTGTGGGGCACGTTGCTACAAAATGCGATAGGTGCTATAAATGCAGAGAGCGATAAAGCGAAATTTGGCGGAACTGGCCATAAAATGAAATTTAGGAGCTATTGAGATGGCGAGCATTGCAGACCGCGTTTTAGATAACGGCCTTACAGTTTTAGACACTGAGGCCAATCGCGTTGATATTACCTCACAAGAGGCAACGACCTACGCAGAGGCGACATCAACATACACGCTTCGAAACCAGACATCCATTTCGATTAGCGCGCCAGCGGATCGTTCTGGCGGTGGGCGCAAGGTCACGATGGCAGCGTCATCTGGCGGCACAGTGACCGGCACCGGCACAGCAACGCACTACGCGATAGTTGACACCGGAAACAGCCGCCTGCTTGTCACGGGCTCGCTTACGGCGTCTCAGTCGGTAACATCTGGAAACACATTTAGCTTAGAAGCTTTGGACGTAGGCATTCCAGATCCATCATAATAGTGAAGAGGAACTATCATGGCTCTGGTAATCGCTGACCGCGTTAAAGAAACAACCACGACAACGTCTACCGGCGCCTATACGCTCGCCGGCGCCGCAGCCGGTTTCCAGTCGTTTGCAGCCGTTGGAAACGGAAACACGACTTATTATGCTTGCACAGATGGCAGCTCATATGAGGTTGGCATCGGAACATTTACTGCGTCTGGCACTACGCTTTCGCGCGACACTATTCTGGAAAGCTCCAACAGCGATAACGCAGTAAACTGGCCGTCTGGCTCAAAAGATATTTTTGTGACCGTGCCGGCTGAAAAATACTTGGTGCGTGACGCCAGCGGCAATGTGAGCCTGACAGGCAATCTTACCATCAGCGGAACCGTTGACGGACGCGATGTTGCAGCGGATGGAACAAAGCTCGACGGGATCGAGGCCGGCGCTACTGGTGATCAAACTAATGCTGAGATTAGAGCGGCTGTAGAGGCTGCAAGTGATAGCAATGTTTTCACTGATGCAGACCATAGCAAACTTAACGGCATCGAAGCTGGCGCAACTGGCGATCAAACCAATGCCGAAATCAGAGCGGCTGTAGAAGCGGCAACGGACAGCAATGTTTTTACTGACGCTGATCACAGTAAGTTAAATGGCATTGAAGCTGGGGCAACTGGCGATCAAACTAACGCTGAGATTAGAGCGGCGGTAGAGGCTGCAAGTGATAGCAATGTTTTTACGGATGCAGACCACAGCAAGCTGAATGGGATTGAGGCTAGTGCGGATGTCACTGATACTGGGAATGTTGGGTCAGCTTTAACTGGTTTTTCTACTGGTACAGATGCAACAGGTTCTGATCTTATTCCTGTTTATGACGTAAGCGCAGGGGCTTGGGAAAAGCAAACCATCACCAACGCTGCGCTCCAAGGCCCGACTGGCCCGACTGGCCCGACTGGG